TTCTGCATAGGTTGCCGGGGTCATCAGACACGCCCCGGCGCGGTACGCAGATGCTGCCAATCTGGGTCGTTGAGCTTGCGGTTAAGCTGCTCTTTGGCGTTGGGGTCGAGATACCACCAACCCTCCTCGTTGAGCCACTTAACCGCAATGATGTCCGGGATAAACGCAACCCGCCGCATGTCGCGCGATGGCGTATAGCCGTCATTGTGCGTCGCCATGGCCTTGCAGCGATCAATAATCGCCGTCAGGTCTTGAGAGGCCACAATGCTATACGTTCCGTCATTATTGCTGACGAAATCGCGCTTCACGCTGGTTGGGCTTTTGCTCATCAGAGGATTTCGACGAGGTGCCGGTTTTCGAGGGCCACGGCGTTTGCGGCCTCCAGAACAACCTCATCATTCCAATCGTAGGTCTCGCCATCGACGCCGGTATGCACCAGGCCATGACCGGCCTTGGTGATGCGGACAGCAATCAGAGCGTTGTCGTCAGCCGGAACGGTGGCGGGGGGCGGAGCGCCCTTCTTCTTGATGGCGCCAGCTTGTGCGGTGTCGGTCATGGGATCTCGCAAAATAAGGCCGGGACAGCGCGAGCCATCCCGGCCAGTCGGGGGAGGTGGTTACAGAAGGTCGAACACGCCGCCGTGGGCCTTCTCGTTGCGAACAACGAGGGTGGCTTCGGTGTTGATGAGGAACTTCTCGTTGTCGCCGCTCTTGCCCAGATCGCTCGACGAAACCGGGCGCAGGGTGGCGACAGCAGCCATGGACGTATCCACAACCAGCACTTCACGAACGGTGCTGGAGCGGGTCAGGCCGTAGGGGTGGGGAACCACGGCCTGCTTGCCGAAGTCGCCCTGATAGACATCAGCGCCGCCGACGATCATGGCTTGGCTGTTGCCCTTCACGTCAACGCGGATGTCCGCAATGCCGGTAAAGGCCGAGAATTCGCCCTTGTGCTTGGAACCGGCCATAATGACCGAGCCGTCAACACTCGCGCCGTTGTCAAACATCAACTGGTTGACCGCCTTCAGTTGGTCTTCCGTGAAGCTGCGGCGGGTGCCGTCCGTAGGGGCGGCAACCAGACCGGCCGAATAGCCGCCGTTGGCGCCACCCGAACCACGGGAGACGTTGGAGGTCAGCCAAGCGCCCAGACCAGCGGCCGAACGCGGGGTCGAACCCGATTCCAGAACCGAAGCACGGGGCAGCAGGAAAGCGGCCTCCATGTCGCGGCGCATCGACAGGCCCTTGAGCAGCTCCTGGCGGTCGCGGTCATCAGCACGACCGGCCATCACGACAGCCGAAGCGGTTTTGGAAACGACGCCGGTCTTTTCAAAGATCTGGCAGACGTTCTTGACGCGCGTGGTCAGGTTGCCGGCCGAGATGGTGCCGACATCGTTGCCTTCCAACGCGGCATTGTCCGGGTTGACGGCGTCAAGGGTTTCGGTTTGCCACTCGTGCGTGGTGTTCTTGGCCTTCAGCTTGCCGATGGACGAGATGAAGGGGGTTTTCTCCGGGGCAACCCGATAGATCTCGTTTTCGAGGTCTTCGCGGATGCCGACGCTGTTCAGGGTCGAGACGGTATTGGTGGGAGCGGCCATTAGCCTTGTCCTCTACGAGCGCGGCGAAGGGCCAGAGCGTCATCAAGGGAGCCGCTTTTCGCGAACCGTGCCTCTAGCTGCTGGACCTGCCGTGATTGGGAAGAGCCGCGTTGCTGCGCGCCAGCCGGGCGAACCGGCGTAGCGCTAGAGCGAGGCGCGGCGGGCGGGAGGGGCTTCTTGGCGAGGTTTGCCTGAGCGCGGTCCCACAGCATCGCCTTGTGAGCGATGGCAAGCTCGCGAGCGCTGGCCCATTTCAGGTCTTGGGGCTCTAGGCCCTGTTCCGTCAGGTAGCCGACTAACTCAGTCCTGGCCGTAGCCTCTAATAGCGCGGGGGCGACTTCAGCCAGCTTGCCGGACTGCTCTCGCAGGAATTGCCGGTGCTGTTCAGCTTCAGCCGCGTCTCGCGCTTGGTTCAACTCCGAGAGCTGCTTTTGCTCCGCGTCGAATTGGAATTTCGCCACAGATGCGGCGTTGATGTCCTCAGCGGCCCATTGCGCCCATTGGTCGGGCGTGAACGAGGACCAGCGAGAGGCGAAAACCTCTTTTGCGGAAGCTAGCTGCGCGTCGATCATCTCGACGGCCTGGCCGATAATCTCGGCTTCCTTGCGGGCCAGCGTGGCCTGCTCAGTGGCTAACGTTGCTTGCTTGCTGCTTTCGGCGACCTTCTCAGCAACCAGCTTTTGCACCTCGGGCGCAGCGCTGGCGAAGACGGCCTTTTCGTCCTCATTCCAGAAGTTGGGAGGCGGGACGACAGGCTCGACAGGTTCGGGCGGCTTCTCAGCCTCCGGTTCCTTTTCCTCGTCCTCTTCCGGCTCACCCTCTACCGGCTCCGCGTCCTCGTCCACCACATCAATCGGTGCGGGGTCGGGATTGGCGGGCTCGTCATCGTCAATGGCGCTTGCGGCCTCCGCAGCAGCGGCGCGGCGGTCCAGGGCCTCGTCAATGGTGAGCGGGCCGGTGTCGTCGATGGTGTCGGTTTCAAGGCTCATGCCCAGAGTATGCGGGCATGGCCAACCGCGCGGATTGCGCCCTAACCGGCGTCTATCGCCCGCTGCATCTCGTCAATCGCCTCTTGGTGCTGACCATTGAGGACGATGTCCTTTAGGGTCTTCCGAACCAGATCAAGCCCGTTGATGCCCATGTAAAGCCGCTCTCTGAGGGCCTGATCGCCCAGCGAGGACGACAGGAGCTTATCAAGCATCCCTTGGCGGATTGAGGCGAAAACCTCCTCGGTCAGGTTGAGTTCGCTTTGGGCCAGATGGCCGCGTCTGACGGCTTCGCTCATCCCATGTCCCCGCCGAATTGGACATCTGTCCCGCCACCAGTAACGCCCAGCGCCGCCCTCATGCGGGCGTCAACGTCGATCTCGTAGCGCTTCAGAGCGAACTCGCCCTCGAATTGCTTGACCTTGGTCCGCTCCTCGGACGCGGCCTTGATCTCCGCAATCTGAATGTCTGTCTGGCCCTTGATCTTCGCGGCCTCAACGACGGGATCAGGCGGGGGCGGCGCGGCTTCAGCAGGCGGCGCGGCTTTAGTTGGGTCACTAAAGAACGGATCAACCGACTTCTCACCCGACGCCAAAACCAGCTTGCGGACCGTGTCGTAAACGTTCTGTTTGGTGACGAACGGACCATCGAAGCCGCCCTGCTGCGCTACCAGTTCCTTCTGGACGTTCATGACGCGGTCAAGGGCGACAAGCTGTTGCTCACGGCCACCAGAGCCCACGCCAATCTCAACCGTCATGTCCTTGCGCGACCCCCAGGTCGAGGGGTCAATCTCGGTCCAGCTACCGCGAAGCCGCACCTTCTCCGCCTTGGACGGGTGCTTGCGGGTCACAGCGTGAACCAGAAGGCACAGATCCTTGAAGCCGGTCTCAGCGAACACCCGCGCAATCATGCGGACGCGCTTTTGCGCCTGGGTGATCAGCGCTAGAGCGCCCTTGGCCGTGTCGTGCAGCGTGTCGGGGTTCAGGCCTTGGGCGTTACGCACCACACCAGAGCGAGACTCGCCCATGGTTGAGGTGAACTCCATAGCGCCGAACACGTCGAACCCAAGCTGTCCGGCGCTGACAGGGCGCACCGCGTCGCCGCTTTCCGAACGGATAGGAGCGCCGGGGACGTAGTTGAGAAGGTCCGACAGCGTAAACTCATTGGCCCGGCTCATGGCCACTTCAGACCGCTGGTTCATGGCGAAATAGCCGCTGTCGAGCATGATCCGCAGCAGGGCTGTGCGGATGCGCTGAATCTCGCCCATCTTGTCGTAGAGCGATTGGCCCAGAAGTCGGTGTGTGACGATGAACGGGGTGGAGACGGCGAACGGAACCTCGTCAATCTCCTCTTTCGCCAGCAAGACAGATTCATCATTGCCGGTGATGACGCGCCACAGTTGGGGCTTGCCCTCGCCTTCAGCGTCAACCCGGATGATGTGTTCGACAACCTCGACTTGGTGCAGGTTGAAAGATGCCTGAGAAGCTGCCAGAGCGTTGTCATGCTCTCCAGCAGTGTCGCGCGCTATCTCAACGCTGCCATCGCGCAAGCTGCCGTATGGCGTAAGCTCGCCGACCTTTTGGGCGTCGTGGCCATCTGCAATAAGCTGCTGTGCGCGCGGAAAGGTCCGCATGGCGCAATAGGTCGTCTTGGCGATCTGGACCGTGTCACGCGCAACAGTGAAGTCCTCGGGGGGGACTTCCATAATGCAGGTGCGGCCCTTCT